CACTCTTTTTTTAGCCATTTCGCACTCCTTTGGTAGATAGCGATACTGTAGCTCGAAAACAGCTAAAAAACACTGGGGGGCGTGATCGAGAAGGGTCCAATAGCCCTATGCGTGCGCGACACATGTGCCGGCCGAGCGCGCAACCGATGCCACCGAGGGGAAAATGCTGCACTGCCGCGTACTTCGCATAATACGTATTGTGTTAAATCGACACGCAACTGATTGATTTTATTGAGAATCGGATAGCGCGCGCACCCTGCGGCCCCATGTGGCCCCGCTCGCCCGCGCGCCAGAATGTTGCGGTGCGATTTGCCGTCACAATGCTTTACCACACTGAATTCCTTAGGAAAATTCGGCACCTTTCCCAAAATACATGCGTTTATGATGCACATTCACAGTTGCAGTGCTCTATACGGCTGGGGAGAAGGGAGCCCGCCCTTTTTCGAATGGCCCCGTTCCCGCTTAAGGTTACGCACACGTACACGTACACACACACACACACATATTCATCTACTCTGTGTATTGTGGAGCGGATCAAGGGGTTACACAGACATGCGGACATGCTAGACTTGACACAAGCACACGGTCGGTACTGTATATATATACAACCGGGTACTATCAAGGACTTACGAGCGTTTTCAGCATTTCTCGGCGCAAAACGGATACTGCGTTTATATACAGCTGGGTACTATCAATAACTTAGGAGCATTTATGTCAATACGTGTACGGACGTTGAAGGCTTTCGAGACGTCGAGGCGGCAGGTGTACCGGGTGAGGTGGCGCGTGTGTGTGCCGCAAGAGAAGGGCCAGCCGTGGCGAGCGGATACAGATGGGGAGCCTGACCAGCCGCAGACATGGGCGCGGTGCGAGGAGGAGCTGTTCTCGCTGCTGGGGTACGCGACAGCGGCAGCGGGAGCGGGTTGGCTGTGCGAGCAGGGGGTGCGACCGGCGGGGTGCATAGACCATCTGCCCGCGCGTGTCGTGCTCGCTCGACTGGAGAGAGAAGGACAGCCGCTGACGGAGTGGGATTTGGGTCGACTGAGGCGGGTAGGTTGCCGTCAGGTGAACGGTCAGTATTGGGAAGGTCGCGGTGGGCTGTATTGACACGCTGTCGACAGCTGGCATGGCGTCAAACATCGCATTAGACGCAATAGGAAGCCCGTGGCGCGGCGATAAATCGGGGGGTAGCTAGGGCAGGGGGCCGTTTTGCGCTGCAGTGCAACAATCAACAGGTTAGGTCAGTCATTACAATGACGTGTAAATTCCGTCGACATTCAGTAAATGTTGACTCGGCGTTGACACGGACTGCGGAGGAGCGTATATAGATAGTGCTGATTGAAACACCACACACGGAGACACGACACCATGAACACTCCCGACTCTCTCAAGTGCAGCCGCTGCAACGGGCAGCTGGCCGCCGCATTCGCGAATGGCGAAATGACGCGCGGCGAGCTAGCGCACCAGCTGCAGCACACACTGTCGGATCGCGACGTACTGCTGGCCGCGCTGCTGCGCGTTGTCGGCGATACGGACGGCGAACCCGGTAATGACCTCGCGCTCCACGTATCGCAGACCACAGCTAACGCGGTCCGCGCCGCCATCGCCAAGGTCACCGGAGACTAAGTGCACAGCACAGGGCCCGTTCGCGGGCCCTGACACGTGCATTTCGCACGATAGGAGACACTCATGACTGCTAACGTAACTAACTGCGTACACTCACAGCGCGATGGACTCGGCTGGCATGGTATCGGCGTAGCGATCCCGGCCGAGATTCGCAAAGAGCCTGCGAAGATCGCGGCACTCTGCGGCGCGACGTGGACTGTCGTACAGCATCCGATCTACATCCGCCACAACGGCTGCTACCTGAAAATCGGCGACTATGCCGCGCAGGTTCGCTCGGACAACATGCGCACGCTGTGCGTATCGTCGAGCAATCGTTACCACACTGACAATCGGCAGCCGGTCGACGTATTCGAAGCTTTCCGTGACGCGCTGGCAGCTGACCAGCTTGAGATCAGTCACGCGGCGATTCATCGCGGCGGTGATTTGATTTCAGTCTGCGCCACGCTGCCGGAAACGGCCGAGGTGGCCGGGGATGAGATCCGCCGGTTCGTAACGCTGGCGACCGGGTACGACAAGGCTAACGGGACCAAAGCGCTGGATACGACCATTCGCGTTGTGTGTGATAACACGTACGCGGCGGCCATGGCTGAAGCTGGCGCGACCGGTCACTACAAGTCGGTGCGGGCCAGCACGAAGATCGTCGACAAGTCCACACTGGTCCACATGATCGAGTCGGCGCGTCAGGGCGGGCTGCGGACGATTGAGAAGTTCAACCAGCTCGCGAATCTGAAGCTGACGAACGAACAGGTCACGCGGATCTTCGCGGACGTGCTGGAAATTGACGTCTCCAAGCTAGGCCAGAAGGATCGCCAAGGAAACAAACTGATCAGCACGCGCGCCGAGAACGCGCTGAAGGCTTTAGCGGACTCCTACCGCAGTGCACCGGGTGCAGTGCAGGGGAATGCTTGGGGCGCGTTCAACGCGGTGACTCACTACGCCACGCACGTCAAGACGTGCCGCGATACCTCCGGCGACGGTGCGGACGTCGCACGTCTCACCAGCAACCTCTTTGGCGACGCGCAGGCGATGAAGGCGCGCGCTATGGCGCTGCTGATGGAGAAGGTCGCAGCCTAAGGTGCGAGCGGTTGGGGGTGCACGGACGCGCCCCTAGCTCGCGCGCATCTCGCGCGATAGGAGACACACATGAGTATTCAATTCGGTATTGACGTGAATATCAGCACGCTGAAGTTTGACCCAGTAAATGGCCGGCGTACGTGCTACGCCACGCTCACACTCGGCCGCCGCAAGTTCTGGGTCATGCGTTGGGATTCTGAGCGCACGCGCGACTACAAACACCGCTTTGCGTTCTCTCGCGACGGTCTGATGTCATGGAGTTGGGGGGTGCACAATCATGCGTAAACCTAATCACGCACCGATTGTGCCGCTGGCGAGCGCTGGCCGGTTCTTCGTTCTCATGCCTGATAGCGTTCAGGTCCATCTCATCGACAACTGTGCGCTATCGCATTACTGGGAAGGACTGCGCATCGCGGAGGAGCGTGCACGGGATCCCGCACAGGCCGCCGCACAGGTCCGTGCGTCCGTGTTCAGGGTGCAGGGCTCGCTCGCCGCACTGCCGGCGCCCGACATGCGCGCGTTGGTCTGGTACATGGATAGCTACACGGGCCCGCAGCAGCTTGCGATACGCGCCACGGCGGCGGCGCTGCTGCTAGGACGGCCGATCGGTGGCGACGCGGGGGACAGTGGCGGGGGTACGAAGATCCCGGCGCCTAAGCCGTCTCCGCGCGCCCCGCGAGGTGACGGCGCGACCTTCGACGAGCTAGTGGCGCGCGTTGGGGGTGCGCAGGTCTGAGTGCACAGCGGACGGGGCCGCATGGCCCCGTACCAGTGTGCAATCGGCACACGATAGGAGACACACATGAGTAAATCATTTTGGAAACGTGTCGATACGGAACGGCTTGCGGAACGGGATAGCCTACGCGACGCACTGCGCGCGCTGGTAGAGCGCTGTGATGGACCTGAAGGTGTACGCGCCGACGGATCTAACATCGATACGCTGGCCGCGCACGTCGCGTTGGGAGACTTCGCGTCATGCGAAAACTAATTGCGCGACTGTTAAAACGCTGGCGCCCGTTACGCGGGAGTCATGAGTCTCAATTTCTCAACTGGCGTAGGAGACACCATGGCACACACTGACAGTCTGCTGTGCTGCGAAGCTTGCGAATTGAGTGCAGAGGAGTACGTACGCGCTGGTCACGACCGGCCGACTGCACGCAGGTACGCCGAGCTAGAGCACTACTCCATCCCCCACGGTGGGGAATGGCCGAGTTACGAAGCGATGCAATCGTATGACCCATTTTATGGAGACACACATGAGTGACATCAATCCAAACTGTGACGGTGGACACTGCCGCGACCCAAAGGGAGAGGTCCGCGTGTACCCGTTAGGCAGCGGTGGGAATTTAATCCTGTGCCGCGCATGTTGGGAGCATGAGAACGAGTTCAACCGGTATCAGCAAAACAAGCATTTTGCTGCGCGTGAGCTATGGCCAACGCGCGACTGGGAGACTGCCAAGCATTACCCAGAGGAGACACAATCGTGAACTACTTAGGACTGAAACCCCCAACGTATGCGAACCAGTTGAAATCCGCGCGGGAACTGCTCGCGCGAGATGGACCCAACGCACTGTGGAGTCCGCATGCGGCCACGGGCAGGATCTGCGGCTGCGGTGCATGCTTCTGCTGTGCGGCGCTGGAGGTCTGGAAGGAACACCGTGACCAGTTCCTTAGCCACGAGGAGCACACGCGTCGTGTTTAACTGGTGGGCATCGTTGACATGGTCGCAAGCCAGCGCGCTAGCCATGGCGTTATTTGGTATTGCGTTGTTATTTCTCTCTGCTTGGGAGACGCGGAAGTGAACACATTTCAATACACTCTGACACTTGATGCATTCACAGCTGGCGGGGAGCAATTCCCCGCCGACTCCCTTACGTTTACCACCAATGGTCTAGGACAGACACCGGACCTAGCGGGCCTGAGTCTCTACAGCCAGCCGCTAGGGTTTGCACAGAACGTCGGCAACGGGATGTATATGGAAATTTATTCGGCCGAGGCTAGCGTGCTCTACCCGCCGCCGCTCACTGCGCCGGAGTTTCTATCCGTAGAGAGCATTCTCTTGCCGACAGACTTCCCGGTTGGTGAGTCGGTAGAGACAACGCACGGTAATAACTATTTTCTGCTTTTCCGGACTGGGCGCCTTGAATACTTCACGGCATACGATACTGGCACCGCTACGGTACACGCGACCGTGCCGGAGCCTGCGGTATTCGGCCTGCTAGTAGTAGCGCTAGCGCTGGGAGCGCTGGTCGCCCGGTTCAGGCGACATGCGATGCAGGAATAAGCGAAGCTTCCAATTGAGTGCCACGTGGCCCGCCTTTAGCGCGGGCCTTTTTTTATTCTGTCTTGTTTGGATTCCGCCAGCCCTTGCTGCGTATGTCGTAGAGCCAGCCAAGTTTGCGCATGGAGTTATGAATCCGTTCCTGAGTGTGCCGGTCCCACGCGCGCGTGTCTTCCAACTGCACGCCATCGCGGAGTAGCTCTTTCATCGTGACCTCTTTGGCGGCGGTCCTGATGAGATACGAACTAATCAAGTCCTCATAGACGTCGTGATCCTGAGACTGGCTCTGACGCGCGCGAGCTTCATCCATGGGGACGTTCCACCATTCCTCTCGCGCGCGATACCGGTGCAGGGCCTCGGCAAACAGCTGTGCGCGGTTCTCGCGTATCCATTGCAAATCAATCTTGCCGCAGACGATCGGCCACCAGCGCGTGCCGCCGGCATCGTCGGTATTCCACCTCGGCCGATCTATCGTGCCGGCGAACACACACTGCCGCTTGTGACTGGCAGCGCTGCGTTCATAAGACGCGCGATAGAGATCCTCGCGGCGCGTGACGATCGACTTCACGATTTCAATTGCGCGTCCCTTGATATTCGCCATTTCACCGAGTTCTAGACACCATTTCCCGCGCATGTTCTGCAGGAAGTCCTTTTCGCCAAACATCGCGGACGGGTTATCGAACCAGTGCAGGCCAAATAGCTCGCGCAGCGCGCTGGTCTTACCGGAGCGTCCGACGCCTTCGAATACCGGCACATAATCAACTTGGCAACCGGGATCCATGACGCGCGCCACGGCGGCCACGAGAAAGCAGCGCCCGACGGCAGACGTATAGGGCGAAGCTTCCGTTCCCCAGCCACGGTGAAGCATGACCACGAGTCGGGGCGTACCGTCCCACTCAAGGGTGTTCAGCCAATCACGCACCTCATGGCGCGTATCGCTGGAAGCCGCTACCTGTACGGCTTCGTATACCGTGGCAGAGCGGACGCTCGAAAACCCCAGCGACCCCTGCAGAAGTGAACACAGCTTGGAGCTATCCAAATCACGCCATTCCCGCCCGACGTCGCTGGAAGCTCCTTCCATGGTCATAACCTTGTCGTGGAAAGCGTCGTACCAGACTTTGCCGTGATCGCCCTTCCATGCCTCGATGGTCTTTTGAATGTTGTACAGATTGGAATAGGGGGTGCCATTCGGTGCATAGGTGAGATTCGGGATCCGCTGCCATGCCGCACGGAAGGACAGGATTTGCGGGGTGGGCTGCGCTTGCGTCGGCGGCTGTACTGGCGGCTGGGCTACTGCTGCAGCTGACCCGCTCTTTCCGCGCGCCGGCCGGATCGGTACGACTTGGGCGGCGATATCCCGCCGGTTCTCGCGTACGAATGCCTCGATTTGCTCCCACGTCCAGCCGGCTTCGACGATATGCAGGAATGACCAGTTCGCCGGCTTATCTTGGGGTAATTGAATTAGCGACACCTTGGCCCCACCGTCGCGTAGCTCCCGGCCGAGCGTATGGTGGGCCTGTACCGAGTCGGCGTGATTGGACGGCCAGAGGACCACGGTGCGCTCGTACAGGGCGCCCCATGACCCCATGTCGAATTTGCTGGGCCCGCCGGGGGTCGTCGTCGCTATAACTTCAGCGTCACCGGATGCCTTATGGAACGCATCGACCATGTCCTCTCTATCGAAGACAAATACAGTCCATGTCGGGTGAGCGTCGAAGTTGTGGGGGAGGTAGAGCGGCCGGGGATGGTCAGGCAGCGAAGCTTGAATATACCTGCCAGTGGCGGCATCCCAGACCCACGTCAGGTAGTGCCGGTGCTCGTCCGAGCCGATCGTCGCGTCGGCTTTGACCAAATATGCGCATACAACGGGCCCGTCTGCATAAATCGCGGTATGTATGGGGTGGCCCCATTCGGGCAGTGCCCCATGGAAACGGGCGCCGGGAGGCGGCAGTGCGACCCCGAGCATCGGCAGGGGCCTAGGGCTTATCTAGGCTGAAATGCGAAACGCCACCGCGCTGCCGCCGCTTTTTGATGGTTTCCTTGATCCAATGACCGGTCTGAGACTTCTCCCAGCCCGCTGAATACATTTCATCGATTGAAAGGCAGCGCCGGTTAGCGCCGCCGTTCTCCCAGTTGCCCACACGGTGTAAAGAAAACCCGTACCCTGACCTAAAATATTCGCCGCAATCCGTGCATCGGCACTTGGCCGAGCCGCGCGGCACCATCGGATCGAAAGGTATTGGTTTAATGCCCATTGCCCACCGCTTTTTGGACTAGTTCTAATTGGCGTTGGCGGAACCGACGGGCTCCGCACATGTATGCGTAGATCGTTTGCGGTCGCTTTTTCAGGATCTTAGCGACCTGATAGCCGGTTAGCTCATAGCGTGCCATGAGTTCGCGCAGACGTTCCTTGGGAATCGATTTCGAGAGCATGGTGCGTATTACTCTTGTGTCAGTTTTGTGTCAATACGGGGAAGGTGCAAAATTTCGCGTGCGTCGTCGACCGTGTGCGCGATACCAGCGAAGCCGCCAGCTGCACTGACGGTATGAATGAAATTGATCTGCTCTCGACTGGCTTTCCCGCGAGCGCTCTTCAGCTCGATCGCGCAGAACACGGCCAGCTCCGTGCCGACGTCGATCGGCTTAATCAGGAGTCGACGCCAGCCGATCAAATCGGACATGCCGGGGATGCCGTACGCGATGCGCTTCTCAGCGTCATAGCCGACGTTCATTCTGAACAGGCGCACGGTATTGCCGACACTGAGGTGCGCACGCACGTCATGCAGCAGGTCACGTTCTTTCATCGTAGACCGGCCTCATTTGATGACTTTTAATTCTCGCTGTCGGTAATACCAATGATTAGGTTTACCGGCGACACGAGTAGCGAATTTACTCAATGCCTCGTCTCGAAACTTCACGGGGATCACACTGGGCCCGCCATCGGCTTTATGATTCTCATAGAAGTCAATCAAGGCATTCAGCCGGTCCAAGTCAGTTTTGGTTTTCATCCGATCCTCCGCAGGTCAAAACGACTGCGGTGCATTTTCCTGGGTAATACCAACTCCACGACAAAAATTCTGTTTTTAAGCCGTGTCTTGCAGCGTAAGCCAGAATATCTTTCCGTGGAGCATAGCTATGAGTGACCACAGCCACTGTGCGTCCGTTTTTGTTGTATACCTCGGCATGGTCTATCACGGGGTAAGCGGACATTCGTTTACGCTCGCTCAAGCGCCAGCCACGTGCCGCTGCGAACGCTTGCCTTGCGGCACGTTGCAACGAATCGAGTGCAGCGCTCGTTTCCCGTGATCGCCGGAGGATCTCGCGTCTTTCAGCCACCGGCACATCGCGTTTAAAATTGGTTGCGCGGTACGCTAAGGTTCGTTCAGCCATCGCTTGCCTGATCGCTGCAGCTGTCGGCATCATCCAATTCTCCGTTTCGCTGCTCTCCCGCGCATGACGTGATGCGCCCACATGTAGGGATTTTTCATCCCACGTCGCTTACCTAAATCTATGAGGGCCGAGAGGGTTTGCGCGGACCCTTGTTCTTTGCGTTTACGTTTGAGGATGAGTGCGTCTGCCGAAAGTTCTTCAAGACTTCCTCGTACTTCTGCAACTTTCCTCGGCTGGACTGGGAAGATCGCTCCGCAAGAGCGACAGACCAAGGCAGCTGCGGGTGAGACTGCAAAGCACGTTGGGCACGTTCGCAGGCTTCTTCGATCGAGGTCGCCGTGAGCCACCTTAGCAGCGCCAGCCAAAGACCACGATCTTGATTCAGTAGGCAAGCCGTGTCGGAAGACATTGCCAGCATGGTCAAATAGGACGGCGCACGTTTTCCCTTGAAGTGGCCTAAGTATTCGGCCCGCTTGTTGGAGCCAGAGCGTAAGGCTTTTGGTAGGGCGGAGACAGATGCCCACTTCGATCGCATCGAGGTCGAAACCCTCGGAGATGAGGTCGACACTGACAAGTATCTGGATCCGTCCGGCGCGAAACGCGGCGACCGCCAAGGTTCGAATGTCTCGCGGGGTTTCTCCATCGATACACTCGGCTGCGAAGCCGGCGGCTCTGAAGGCTTCGGCTCTCTTGTGGGCCGCCTCCCGAGATACGTCGAAAACAACGCACCGGGCTCCTTCCGTGTATCGACGGTAATGCTCGATACAGTCTCCGGTAACAGTGGGCCGGTCGCACCGGTCAATGATTTCAGCGGCAATATAATCGCCGTATCGGGTATGCATGCCTTCAGTGTCGACCGTGGGCGGAGCATAGACACGAACGGGGGTAAGGTACCCTTGCCGGATGAGTTCGTCATGTGTTGGTCCCTGTATTAAGTCATCGAAGAATTGATCTAGTCCTTCGCCCGATAGGCGCGTAGGAGTCGCCGTAACACCGAGAATCTTCGCCTGCGGATATGCCTGCACAACGCGGCCCCAAGTAGTGCGGGATACGCAATGATGAGCCTCATCGACAACGGTAAGATCCGGTGTGAACGCATCTAATCTCTTGGCGACTGTGAACACCGAGCCGACATAGACGTCGTGACCGGGAACGAATTCGTAGCCTGCAGCGATGAAACCATGTGGACAGTCCTCACGTGTCAACGCGGCACTGATTTGCTCCACCAGTTCGATGCGATGAGCAAGTAGCAGCACCTTCGTACCGCGCGCACGGGCGCCCGCCACGACATGAGCGAATATGACGGTTTTTCCTGCGCCACAGGGAGCGCACAGTAAGGGCGCTCGATGCCCCAGACGATATGAGTTGCGAATCTCACCGATCGCTTTGGCCTGATAGTTGCGAAGTTCAATCACATACACTCCCTATTGACAGAGTTGATTCTAGCGCGCATGCTCGCCCGCGTGCAAATAGGAGACACGCACATGGCTAACAATGCCGTCTTAACTGTCGAACAGGCTAAAGCAATCACTGGCGGTCGTGAGCCGCTGACCCCGGTCGAGTTCACCGAAGCCTGCAAACTGCTGGCTGAGTGCCGGGGAATAGACGAAGCCAAATACTGGGCTGATAAGGCTTCTGCGCTCGCCGCATGGGCCAAAATTTACCACTCCACTCGGATAGCGCGCGAGGCGCGCTTGCTCAAGCTGCATGCTTACCGGCGCATGGCGGAACTGGCTAAGGAAATCAAAAAGTCCAATGGCACCGCGCCGGCCAAAGTGCTGACTGATCAGGGACTGAAGAAATGGGAAGCGAACGAAGTCATGGCTGTCGGCCGCGTATCCAAAGAAAAATTTGAGGCTGCCGTCGCTGCAGCCGTACCGCCGGCCCCCTCCTACTTCAAGCGTTCCGCCGTCGCGTTCAACGGCAGCGTCGGCAACGCCATGCGCGCGTTGCATTACTTCACGATACGGATCGATGCGACCGAAATGGCGCAGCAGGTTCCGCCTAAAGAGGTGAAGTATTACCAGCGCATGGTCGAATCGCTCAGCGACTGGCTCGATGAATTTGACCAGCACCTGAAGGGCGCCAAAGAATGACTGTACACACCTTCGATACCGAAGCTGCATGGCTCGACGCCCGCGCCAAGTGCGTCAGCAGCACCGAGTCGGCCGCGCTATTCGGCATGTCGCCGTATCTAACTGCTTACGAATTGGGGGTCGAGAAGCAGGGCATGCTCGCGCCGGCCGAGCTGTCGAAAAACGAGCGCGTGACTTGGGGACGTCGTCTACAGGATGCCATCGCACAGGGCATAGCAGACGACTTCAAAGTGGCTATCGCAGGACAGGAGTACGTCTACATCACGCACGAAGACGAGCCGCGCATGGGAGCATCGTTTGACTACTGGGTCACTGCTGCCGGCGACGAGCGCAATGCGCTCACCGATCTCTTTCACGAACACGGCCCCGGCCTGCTGGAAATAAAAAATGTTGATTGGCTCATCTTCAAAGACTGGCCCCTGCCGGATGCGCCTGACCACATCGAAATCCAAGTGCAGCACCAGCTGGAAGTTGCCGGATTGGAATGGGCCATTATTGGCGTACTCATCGGTGGGAACCGACAAGAGATTTTCGTACGGCGGCGGGATCGTCAGGTTGGCGCGGCGATTAAGAAACGCATTCACGACTTTTGGCACGATCTTGAGGCTGGTGTTCTTCCTTCACCCACCATGCCGCAGGATGCGGATATCGTCATTAAATTACACCAATACGCAGAGCCGGGGCTCGTGCTCGACGCGCAGAACGATCTGGTTCTAGCGAATTTGTGCGAGGAGTACGACTCCGCGCGGCACGTCGCCAAAGAGGCTGAGACTGCACAACGCACGCTCATGGCGAAGATCCTGACGCACATAGGGGATGCGGAGCGTGCGCTACTCAGCGAGTTCAGCGTCTCAGCCGGCATGGTTGCGGAGACTGAGGTACGGGCGTACAAGCGTCCCGCCTATCGTAACTGTCGCATCACTAGGAAACGCAGTGGAAAAGACAAGACACAATCTGCCAAATAATCTGTCGTGTTTGCAGTGTCGGTTTTGTGACCAAGTCACCAATCTGGTACAGCAGCGCACGGTTAATATCTGTCGGCTGAAACCGCCCAGCGTGCACGCGATGCCGGGGCTCGATCAGCAGACACGACAAGTCGGCTGGATGCAGACAACGCTGTGGCCGGAAATCGCTGCGGCGGATTGGTGTGGAGAATTCGAAGCTAGATTAGCTTCATAGCGAGGGCATCCCATGGAGACACTACTGTTGATGTTTGCTTATACCACCGGAGACGCGCCGTTCTGCCTTGTCGATAACTTCGGCAACATGACGTGTTTCTATTACACATTGGATGCATGCGAGCGCGCGGCCGATCATCACATCGGCAGTTCGGAATGCGTCGTGAATCCAAACCGGGAGGATTGACATGGCTGAACCAAAAAAAGACATCTCTGTACTGGTGAACACGATCCAGCATCGTGACCTGCAAGAGGTGCTGCGTAAGACGCTCCCTGCAAGCGTGTCACAGGAGCGGTTTACTCAGGCTGTAGTCGCTGCGATCAAGCATCGGCCTGAGATTTTCTTAGAGTGTGACCGAGGATCGGTCTACAGTTCTATCGTGGAGGCGGCCAAGGACGGCCTTCTCCCCGACGGACGACACGGGGCTCTGGTGCCGTTCCGCCCCAAGGGTGGGGGACCGTCGCGCTGCCAGTTCCTGATAATGCCCGAAGGTATTATTGACAAATTGGCGAAAATAGGCATCACCTGCTATGCAACGTCGGTCTACGCCGGGGATCGTATACGGATCTGGAACGATGACACCGGCCAGCATGTCGAGCACGAACCGGTCACGTTCGGCTCCAGAGGCGACAGGATCGGCGCCTATGCCTGCGCGAGGATCCAGAAGACAGGCGTGACCTACGTCGAAGCCATGAACATGCAAGACTTGGAGGCGCCAAAGCGGGTCACCAAGTCAAAGGACAAGGGCGGAAACCTCGTCGGCGCGTGGGCCGAATGGCCCGATCGCATGGAGCAGAAGACGTGCCTGCACCGGATCTGCCGGCGCCTGCCCAACGTCGAGCTGCCTGATGATGAAGAATTCCGCGAGCCGGAGCGGCCGGCCATTACGATAGACTCCGCGCCCATTGCCAGCGCACCGGCCCCTTCTGGAAACGGACGGTCTGCCGCGCTGCAGCGGGTAGTTGATGCCGACAGTGTTGTGTCTCCCACTTCGCCCACGGCACCAGCTCCCGTTGCAGCGCAGGCTACTGAAGAAGAAGCACCCCCCTATACCGACACAGAGGTTCCGTTCTGATGGACCCGCTAATTGAGCAAGCGATTAAACTCGCTGCTGACGCAGCCAATGACGCTTGGCGCGCAGGGTTTGCCCAAGGTTACAGAGAGGGGGCTAAGTGGGCGCTCGATGAAGCGATGAAGATCCTGACGGGGAAGAAGAATCCTGAGTCATCGACTCAGACTCCACCATGACTGACCTTATCCAGCGGCTGCGTACATGGGCGGGATGGTGCCATGTGCAGAACATCAAAGCGGAAGTTCAAGCTGTTATGTATGAAGCCGCCGACGAGCTGGAGCGCATATCCTCGGTACTTGTCGATAAAGACAGAGAGATCGAGCGCCTGACGCGGGAGATAGCGTCTGCTGGCAGCATTGCGGCTGTCAATGCGCGGCAGTGCGAGATCATCACTCGCCTGACGCGGGAGCGGGATGGATTGCAGAACGCTTTCGATCACCGCGTAGAGGATCACGAAGAATTGATCCAAGACTATCACCGCCTCCGCGCGGCGCTGGAGCTGATCATGCGTAAGGAAGGCACCGACGAGAGGTCTTACGACATCGCCCGCGAAGCGTTCAAGGGGGAGAAATGAGTGATCTCATCCAGCGGCTGCGCACGATGAATATCGCGCTGACGCATGAAGCCGCCGACGAGCTGGAGCTGTTCATCGAATGGAAGAAAGTAGCAATGGAGGAGGCGCGCTGCGCTGAGAAGGAGATCGAGCGCCTCCGCGCCGCGCTGAAGGAAATTGCGGAGATGCTGATACCCGGCGGCGGATTAGCCGTCGATGCGTGCATGAAAGCCATCGCCCGCAAAGCGCTGTGGAACCAAATACCTAGGCCACTCCCCTGACCTTCTCGACCGTCCGGTAGGCGCCGAGTCCCAGCATTCCAAATAGCAGGGTCATCAGCGTATTCCCGTCGAGCGTCGGGAACACGATCGTCTTGCCAAATAGCGCCGACACCCACGTAGCGGTAGGCGCGAACACGAACTGAAAGAATAGGCCCGACGCGCATATCCAGCCGACGAACGGGCGCCAGTAGCTCTTGAATTTCTCCGTACTCTGCGCTTCTGCGAGATTGACCTGACTCTGCGCGGTCGCGATCTGCAGCTGGGCATCTAACTCCTTCAGCTGTTGATTCTGTTGCAGCTGCAAGAGTTCTACCTGTAGCTTTGCCCGATCTTCCGCTGAAGGAATGTATTTCTCTACCAGCTGCAGCACCGGCCCAAGCAGCAGGTCAATGATCGGGCTCATCGTCGTCCCCTTTCGAGTCGCTCTAATCGCTCGTCGATCGATCGCATGTGCTCATCCTGCTCTTTGTTCTTCTGCAGCACTGCCCCCTGCCGCTCCTCTAGGATATCCAGCCGGCGCAAGACTTCGGTATGCGCGAGGTTATTCGAATCGTTCCAGCGCTCGATTTTGTCCAGCTGTTTGTTGACGGTGCCATCGAATAACCATACTGCCACCGGCAGCATGATCGACCATGCGGTAAATCCGAATCCTAGAACCTTGAGCCATCCTGCTGCATTACCGTTAGCGTCGACGACCTTCGTCATGCACTCTCCGGCAAGGGCACATCCGCAGTGACTTGAGCCACGTACGTCTGTGTCTCTTTGAACGGTGGGATGCCCTTATACCGTCGAACGTTGCCGAGCCCTGCGTTGTACGCTGCTATGGCGAGGCGCCAGTCCTTTGTATCTGTGTGCATATTCACTAGGAACTGCGCCGCCTCTTCGATCTGATCCCCCACGTCTTCGTCAGTGAACGGTATCGGCCGGCGGACTGAGGTGAAGAACGGGGAACGTAACTGCATCATGCCGAGTGCGCCGATCGGCGAAACGTACGTGCCCCGAATGATGTCCTCCCGAAAGTGACTTTCCTGATACGCGATGCGCGCCAGAAGATCCGGCGGGATCCCCCAGAGATTTTCTGCTGTATGCAGTACCGGCACCCAGATTGGACCCTGTCCTTCGTCTTCCCAACTCATTTGCGCAGCTGCTTGGTGAGATGGAAAATAATGTCATTCATCGAGTTCACATATCGCTGCATGGCGAACGTCTTGACTTCATCATGCTTCGTTGACAGCCAACCGTCCCACGCGAACGCTGTCGTCGGACAGTCGAAATCGCAGCTGTATCCAAACGCACCATTCGTTTTCGCCAAATCAGCGTGAGGAGCATTCGCCTCCCTCCATGCCTTGTTCAGATACAACGTAAACCAGCCGCTGATCGGGGGCCATTTGTGGGTAGGGTCTCCCAGTGCGCGGTCGTGAGCCCAGTAGGGGCATATCATGTGGAACTGCGCGCCCCAGTCGAGCACGCGATAGAGTTCATTGAAAAACACGATGCGCTCGCCGGCATCGAGATGCTCGATGAAGTGACTGGAATGCGCCTCTTCGACCGAGCAATCGGCCCAAGGCCACGGGGTAGTACGCACGTCCATGACGTGCTTCACCTTGCCATCGAACGGGTAAATATCGACCCCTTCGTACCCCTGCGCGGTATTGGGACCACAGCCGAAGTCCAGCCGATGCTTCAATACGATTTCCGGTGCTGCACTCATGTCAACCACCTTGCCAATAGGTCGCGCAATTCAGGCCAACTGATCTGTTTCATTTGCTGCTGATCGCCGCGACGTGCCCATATAACTGACTTCACGACGTGAATCACTAGGATTTCGTGTGGTTCGAACGGGCCGACTAACTCACCAGACGGTATCGGCCGCTCCGAATTTTCCGTCGTAGTCATAGTGCCCTACCAGTACCCGCGTATCGACGGCGCAGCGATATCCGTATTTCCTCGCGTCCGTCCAGAACTGCAAGTCCTGAGTGCCGACGCCCTCCTTGCCGGCGATCGTCCTGAACCACGGCTTTTTCAATCGGTCGTCTTTGAAAGTCTTTAGCCGCCAGAGCGTGAATCCCATCGAGAGCCCGCAGCACTCCTGAATCGTGTCAGGTATCGGCACCTGTGGGCGGTAGTTAATCTGTACGTCGCGCGGATCGCCCCAGATATGCGCGCATCCGCCTTCGCCCTTACACCAGTACAGGCCACCGATCGCCGCGTATTCGGGATGCGCCTCCATATCTTCGATCAACTTAATGACCCCATCGGCCGGCGGCATGTTGTCGTGCTCGATCGTGAGCAACCATTCCCAGTCCTTCAAATCGCCGTGAATCATGAAGTCAGAGATTGCCTGACTGTAGGCGTCGCCTACCTCTTGCCCCAGCGCGAGGTGCCGGTACACGGCCTGATTAGGCGGGAATACCAGTGACCAGTGGGAAAGAGCGACCTTCGCCGGGATGAGGTCTGCCGATGGCAGCACTACGATCGTGCGCTGTTTCTTCCAGCTGCCGCCCTGTTTGACGCGCGCGATCGATTTACCGAGGTCTGAATTGTGCCGTCCCCTGAAATCCGTACTCACTACTTGTGCTTTAGCCATTAGGTCGTCCAGCCTACACCGGCGCTCCACGTGGGGAAATAAATAGCAGTCGCTCCGCCGTATTGTAAAGCGTTAGTCCAGTTAAAAGTCGCCGTCACAGCGGCATTCGATGTCGTTATCCACCAGCCTGCGGCTATACCGATCGTGGCGTTACGTTGCGGACTGCTTGTCGACGCCGTGAATGGGCTCGCCACAGACATCGTCGTAGTGGTGCCGGGATCCCCGGCTGTCGCTAAGCAAGAGAGCGCGAGCATGCCTGCGAATGGGATAGTGGTAGTCGTCCCTCCGGTCCCTGTAGTGACGCTACTGGCACCGCTATTCGTGGCTGCTGCCGTTGCGGTACCGGGAGGCACCTGAGCCGCGTAGCCAAGACCAGTCCACTCTTCAGCGATGAACGCTGCAGCCGTGTTTGCACCAGATTGCGTGATCGACATGGTGACGGCCTGAGAGCCGCCCTGCCCAAGGAAAATGAATGGACACGCGGCAATACCAATCGCTTCACGTGGCCCCTGATATATATCCTGTTCGTAATTATTGGTGCCGTCTGAGATGGTGAACGTGCGATTCGCTGCCCCACCGAAATAAACTACGATCAAATTACCGGGAGTCACATTGGACGGGAAAGCAGCCGTAAGCGGCAAGCTTGCTCCCGAGTTACCCGAGGCCCCGCAGGCTTGTACGACCGCTGGTGCTGGCATAGTTACACCACGTAAAGAAACAGGGTTTTCGTGATCGTGCGCGGAGGCGTCGCACTGTCGGTGACAGAGAACGTCGCAATCTCTATTTCTCCAGCGATGCCCGCTCCCGGTGTCCCGCCAATAGCACCGGTGGCTGAATTAGTCACTGACAGCCAGTTACCGGTATTCGGCGTGCACGATGTCATTGTCCACGTCTGCGCGCCGGTCGCGCCGGTCGTCGCCAGAGTCGTCGAGTATGCCACGCTATGCGTTGCGTTCGGTAGCGGGGAAGTCGTTGAGACGAAGTAATAGCCACGGAATCCGATCGGCCCGCCATCGCTTGCCGCAGTGGCATATGTGCCGCTCGTGATGACCCAGTCATGCGGATTCGCGGGAAATGTGGTGTTGTTGACGAAATTCGCAAAGCCACAGCTGGCGTACACGACGTTAGGTTTATCGTTCGTAGAATAGCTAGTTGCGTCTGGGCTGCTGCCGGTGTACAGGTTGTAATCTACTAAACCCGATGTTGGGGTATTCGGGAATAGCGTGCTGAACGTAGACGCGCCGTGGCCTAAGCCGCCACCCGTGAAAGCGTTGCCAGCGTCGAAGACATTGTTAGTGATCGTTATGCGATCCGAGTAAATCTGTCGGCCGTTGGGAGTAAACCCATCAGACGCATAGTTGAATACGCTGATCCCGTTGTTGAAGTAACCGTATACGCCGTAATTCTGCGCTTGTGACCAGAACGCATTGGAACTGTTAACGATGTAGGTGTTGTGATCCCAGATTTGATCTGGGACATTGAATGCGAGGTGAGTGCAGAACGGCTGCGTGCTGGTATTACCGATCGCTGACAGGTCTGGCACGTCGAGATAGCACAGGTTGTTCACGAACCGCATTCGGGCACACTGGGTCCAGTAGACACCCCCATTCTGTGCCGTGACACCTCCGGTGGGACCAGAGGGATACGCCATGCCCCCGGTGTGGAGAATCAGGTTGTCATGGACGTTCACGTCCGTTCCCTGAACCCAACCATTATTACCCATCTGGTCATTGGCCCAGAACACGAAGCATCGACCGCGCTGCGACTGCACGAACGCCATGGCGCAGTAGGAGAACACTGAACCGTATACCTCAATACGGTTGATCGCTTTGTGCTCCATGATGTTCTTGAAATCTGCGCCGCTGGAATTCGTGAACCATGTCGAATCCTTGCCAAGCCAGTTGTAACGGCACGTCCAGTCGCGCGGTGGATTCAGAGGATCTATCTCGACGCCGCCCGTGAACCAGCATTCAGTCACCGCTGACAGGTAACTGTTCTGCACGCAAACGTTCTGACCGCCATGCCCAAAGATCGCGTGTGATTCGTTGACCGGATATCCAGTCAGCTGCGGAAGAATAAAATTGGCGGCTGTGGTTGCTGCGATCGTAAGGTTTGGACTCCACGTGACGCTGGCATTGCCGGAGGTGCATACCGTATCGCGCACCTCACCACTGCTGAACACGAAACGGAAAGTTCCTGACCCCTGATTCTGCCCGTTGGGATTCGTTCCCCAGTTAGTCGTCAGCGTGGCGCCGCCAGCCCCGATTCCCGGTCCCGCCGTGAACGTGGCCGCTTGGGAGCTGAGCCCGTCCCATGTATCGCTATGACCCTGACAGTAGCACTGATGAATGAGCAGGTTATTGCAATTGACGTGAAACCCGTAGCGACTGAAGCTGTAACCGCTCGACGCGAAAATCTGCGTTGGATCACAGCCGGTCATGCAGCGATCGAAGGCAATGTTATTAGCCGGCGTCGGACTCGGCGAGCCGATCGTGGGGAACGGCATCTGCACACAATACTGGTTAGCCCAGCCAGTGAACATGAATTGCAGATTCGCGGATGACTGCGTGTAGCCGAGCCCCGGGCTCCAGTTAACTGCCGTGCTGCCGTTCGTCATGTTGACCGAGCGCGTCTCCCCACTGGGGAAAAAGATGAGCCAGAAACCCGATGTGTTGGTAACGCCGGGGAATCCCGCCGTCAGTGTCGCGCTAGTGGCGCCGGTGCTTGGGATAGCAGTCACAGCCAGTGTCATGGTTCCATTCGTCAGAGGTGGACGGAACCAGATACCTATGAATCTAAGATAATTCGCGCCTTGGTTGAGAGTCAGTGATACGCCATTTACTACAGAGCATTGAATCTGTGCCATCGATCCCGTGTCGGTGTTGTGTACCCAATTCCCTCCCGCACCACTGCTGAGATTGGAAATCCCTGCGCCGAGGTTGGTGTTGTAGCTATACGCTGGCAGAGTTCCGCCCGCGCCGATGTACTCCTTTGCCTGACTGGAAACAATGTATGTCCACTTATTGCTGGGGTTGGAGACTTGAGGCCAAAAATACCCAGCGCTAGCACCAGTGTCATACGTTGCGCCGGCCGTCAGAACTATAACGTCGCCGGGGGCATAACCATTGATAGCATGTTGCAGCGAGCAATTGACCGATCCTCCCGGTCCCGTGCCGGCAGTATCTCCCGGTGTGAGTACCGTGCACGTCCACGTCGTGCCACCTGTCGGCAGAGATGGCGGTACTATCCAGCTGTCAGGATTCGTCGGCGCCGTAGGCAGGGCAGCAGCGCCGGTCGCCAGCGTAGTAATCGGTCCTATCGTGATACCGGGGCTCTCAGCGCTGGTCGCCGGATTGAAAGACTTGACTACATAGGTGTACGTCGTGTTTGGAGTCAGCGCTGTGCTAGGTGGGCAACCATCCATGTAGCCGCCCATGGTATTCCCGAAAGGATCCTGTACCTGATTGGAGCGAAGTAAGCTGCCATTGCGATAAATGTTGATGTGATTCCAGATGACCTTGATCGAGCTGATCGCAACGAATCCAAGCCCGCCACTCCAACTGATCGCTGTGCTGCCGTTGGTGAGATTTCCTCCGGTGTGTCGTTCTAAAATATTTCCGTTGGTAAATTCCAAAACGTAATTTGTATCGGTAAGTCCACTGAACGGAGCAGTTAGTGTCGCGCTCGTGCTCCCACCTGACATCGTTCCGGTCGCGGTAGCCGAAGACGTAGTTCCATCCCAACCAAACGAGTAAGTCGTGAGCCCTATTTGCCCCGGCCACACGGCTGCAGGATCCGCCATCGTCGCGCCGCCGCCGGGAACAAACGCTGTCCCTCCAGTCTCGATGACGCGGCCGAGACTATCAACCAATACGGTCATGGCTTAAGCCGTGAAGTTATGGAAATTCAGCAGGCTGACGGTAAAGCTGGGACTGAGGCCAGTCAAATGCGAAAACGCCATGGATCCCGGCAACGCAGCCGAAGTCGTCGACCACGATCCCATTCCCGGCAGCATTTGGACAGTGGTAGTCGTCGCGGCTCCGAGCAAGCCGTAATTGCTACCAAACTGCGCGCCCATTCCGCACAACGTTATCCAGTTCGCATTAGTAAACGTCGTGTTCGACATGACCGCGTACCAGACATCTCCGCCAGTGTAGTTGACATTGATCGGCACAGAGATACGACGGGCGCCGGTGAGCGAACCGAAAGAGTTATTGGAAGTATTCTGCATCGCATAAGACTGCGAGCCGGACGTCGCAAGCGAGAGCGTCGAGGCGTTGCGCGTGTACAGGCCGACGTAGAACGAGAAGTTCGCTGAACAAGAAGAATTGCTGCTGCTGGAAACAGACACTGTCACGAACATGTCGGCGCGCGTCGCCGTGAATGGATATGGATTCGAAATCGGTGCGACGCCGATGACGCCGTTGGAACTCTGGTTGCTGGTTGTTAACGTGAATACGTTATCCATAGCCAGCGCTTGGAACATGGACAACTGCGGCGGCAAAGCCGATATCACGATCGAACCGTTGGACAGCCCAACCGACACTTGGCCGGCTCCGCTGATTGAGAACGACGACAGATTTACGGAATTGCTCGACGTCTGAGTAGTGTTCCCCACCGCGAACACGCTAGCCGGCGCGAGGCCCACCGATATCGTCGAGGCATTCGTTTGGACCGTGATGCCAGAAGCCCCGGAAATGGACGACGTTGCGGGGGCAGATATCAGAAGTGAGCCATTCGATATGCCAGCGCTCACTCCACCAAGAGCATTCACTATCATCGAAGACTGGGCGATTGTGCCGCTGGACGATGAGACCGTATTGCCGGTAGCGAAGTAGGTGTTAGTCCCAGCGCCGCCGCCGGCACCCGCGCTGATCGTGATCGTCTGATATGTTTGCGTGCCGAATATGCCGTTGGCAGCTGTCTGGGTAGACACCGACAACGTGATGTTATTGCCTCCAGCAAAAACCGCTTGACCCGATTGCAGGCCGGTGTTTCCGGAAGTGTTTCCTATGTTAGAAACCCCAATGAAGAGGGGCGGCACTCCGAGCTGTAATGACCCGTTGCTGATACCTCCATAGAGAGCGTTATTGTTGTTGGTCGCGCTGGAGCCCTGAACGACAACGCTGGACAGGGCGAGCGTGCCGCTGGAGGTGAACGGGGTAAGGGAATTACCCAACCAGTAACCAGTCATCGAATTGGCAGCGCCACCGGCGCCGGCCGAAATGGTGACAGTCATGGACCCGGCATTGGTCGAGCCGGAGAGCGTTACGTTGTTACCGCCGGCCAGAACCAGCTGGCCCGTGACTACGCCTGTGTTTCCAGAAGTGTTACCGCCGGTCGAAACGCCCCCTGAAAAGGATGTGAACGCGGCCGATTGTGGCGCGGAGATGACCAGTGTGTTACCGGTCATGCCGGCTGAAACGATGCCATCTCCGCTCACCACAAGGGATGAGAGCGGCATAGTTCCAGAGGTCGATTGAGTGGTGTTTCCAGTCCCGTAGACCGTCAGAGTGTTGGCGCCTCCACCGGCGCCGCCGCTGATGGTGATCGTCTGTACGGTGCAGGTACCGTATAGACCATTATTCGCGGTTTGAGTCGAGACAGAGAGAGTGATGTTGGCTCCGCCAGCTAACACCATCTGAAGAGACTGGATTCCGGTGTTACCGGACGTGTTACCGATATTCGATACGCCCGCGAAGTAATTCGGCACGCCTACCTGCAAGGTGCCAGCGGAGAGTCCCACGTATGCCGCATTTAGCCCGCGTACCGAGTAGCTCACCTCATTGATCGACGAACTGGTGCTGTTACCGGTAAGAGTGTTACCCAGCAAGAACGCAGAGAGCGTGCCGCCGCCACCACCTCCAGCTGCAGCACTCAGAGCCAGATTCAGGCCAGCGGTATTGATCGTGATCGATCCGCTGACGTTGGTGCCAGCGAACGTCGTATTCGTACCGATATTAGCGGTGTCACTGAATGAAGCTGTGACTATCGAACTGTTCGACAGCCCAAACGACATGTTATTTGAATTGCTGAATACCACCTGTCCGCTAGTGGCATTCTGCGTGCCGGCCGATAGCGCCGATACTCCCGGCTGGAAGCTGGCGGTGAGGTTCGATGAATTCGAAAGACCGAAACTGATGTTGTTGCTGTTAACGAAGCTGACGCTCTGAGAGGTGAGCGTCTGTGTGCCGGCGATAACGCCGCCGATCCCAGCAGCTGGGCCGGGATTGACAGTAGCGGTAAGAGTTCCGCCCGATACGCCGAAAGTCACGCCATTGGAGTTCGCAAACGAGACGACGCCTTGCGCAGTCCCGGTGCCGGCAATGACGCCACCACCTCCGCCACCTCTTACACTCACATGCCTTCTCCCAGCATGAAGTAGTACGGAATTGACGTGCCCGTCGAGATGTCATTGACCCAGAGTGTCTGGCCCGTAGGCAGCGTGAACGTCTGCACGACATTGGGGACCAGCAACCAGCCCAGTTTACCGTTTCCAGCCCCCGCCGATGGCAGTGCGATCGTCGTCGTGGCAGTCGTGAACGACACGAAAATGTTCGTGCCGCCGGCATTCACGATCCAGATTTGAGGTGGAAATGTGACCGTGAGGCCCAGATTGGCGAGGCTGATCTGCGTCGAGTTTGCTGTACTGGCGACGCCGTTGGTTTGCAGCTGAATCGTGTTCGACTGCGGGGCAAATGACATTACGCCAGCCATGGTTCACCCCTTATTGACTTCTATGCTGCCGGGGTCATCGAAGTCCGTACCGTTGAAGTTGTCCCCGGTGCTCGCGTTGCGCGATACATCCGGCTTCCCACTGGCATTCGTGGGCCCCCAGTTAACCCCGCTATCGCTACCCCGGCCGAGTACATCCGGCCGGATATTGCGCTGCGTCCGATGGTTGAACCGGAAGTTCATGAAATTGTCCATGATCCCCGGTGACGTGGGGGTCGCTGGACGCTCGTTTGTGATCGAGCTACGACGTTTCGTGATCCTTGGGGCCATGGCGTTCACTCCTGTACAGCACTGGCAGGAATACCAGCACTGAAAATGAAGCGGCAACCGCTAGAGATATCCAACTGTGATACCACATCGACCAAAAGAACAATCCTGCATTGATCCCAAGCGTCACCAGTACCAGAATCTTCGTCGACAGTACCTGTAGAGCGATGCTCAGAATGCTCGCTGCGTCAGTTGCCATTACCGTGCCCTTACTGAATTCAAATTTTAGCTGGGTCGAGGCTTGCGAATTTCCCGCCTTTTCCTTCGTCACTGTGCTTGTACAAAAGACTGTAAGCTCTCAGTAATCTGTCTGCAATCTGTAACTTTTCTTTCACGGTCGCCGCTGTCTCCAGCATCCCGTTGAGCAACGCGATCGTCTGGTCAAGCCCCTCAGTCTTCTCCGTCATCCGGTGCTCCAAAGTCTTCGTACCCCATAATCGCGGCACCACTGCCTATTCCACGGGCCAGCTCGCGCGCAGTGCTTCGTTTCCCCCCGCGCATGTTCTTCAACATCTTACGTTGCACCGTTTCAGTGCCCAATGCCCAGCGGCTGACTGGGCGCGCCAGAATCAGGCCAGTGATCTTGGGATGCCCAGAAACCATGCCCGAGCCGCCCAGTAGGTAATCGATAGCGCTGAATTCGCCGGTTTCGCCTGTGGTGCTGACGCTCTGGACGTCCTTTTTGAAGTTGCGCGCGGTCATGCCGATCGTCTTCAGGCCCCCCGAGAGGGGCATTTTCCTCTCAATTCCCAGAGCATAATCGGACGCACGCACATGCCCGCCCGGTCCCATGGAATCCTCGACAAACGAGATTTTCGATAGTGCCACGCGAGCCGCGCGTAACCGGTCGATCGCGTGCGGATCCTTCAGTGTCAAGTGCGCGACGCGCTGCAATTCCTCATCGATAGCGTCGGAAATCTCTCGCTGAGTCTGTCCCAGCGCATTCGCTTCTGGATTGTAGTTCCGTAGATTCATTCTCGACAGGCGCCGTAGTTCGCGCACTTCATCTTTCGCCTCGCCGGCATTGAACCACATGGTTTTATAGTTGGCCTTTTCCTTTTCGATCGATTCGAAGCGTGAGCCTCCGAAACTCTTCCCCCGGTTGGCGAAACGTCCGCCAGCCGCATCGATCTTGTCGCGGTAATTCCGGCTAGTAGTCACGTCCCCGATCGTGTCGAAGACCGCATATGGCTCATAGGCTTCCTGTTTCAGTCGCTTGAAGGTGATTTCATCCAAATCCGTCTCCGGCGTAAGGCCCAATTCCGCCTTGGCGAGCCGGTCACTGACCTCCTCGTTGAACGACGAATTGGTCATGTGCACCTTGGGGCCGCCGGCCATGGTCTGAATGTCCTTTGCCAGCTTCCCGCCGATGTAGGCAGGAGACAGCTTGTAGCCGGCCGTGTGCGCGTCCTGAGCGGCCTGAGAGGTGATCTTGCTATAGACCCGGCCCCCTTCCTTTTCAGCGATCCCCAGCAGCTTGCGATCGAGTCCTGCGACACCCCCGCTAGCCAGTATTTCGTTGAATCCCTCCGCAAACTTCCCCATCCCTGCACTGGGGGCGGAAGTGTATTTGTCGACGATACTATTCCAGTGATCCGACGGGCGCTCAACCAGCGGGCCTAACCCCGGTATGGCGTTGCCGATGTCCGTAGCGATGTCTGGTATGAAGGAAATGGCCCCGAAAATACCCTTTGCCAGCGGACGCACCACTGAGCTAGTCCCCGGATCCATTTTTCCGGTCGCCGCCGCCTGCGCTCCGCCTTCCGTGAACACGTCTCCCTCGTTCCCCGTGATCGTCGGGTTACGGGAATCAGGCTGCTGTGCCGATGGTTGGACTGGTGGGCGTTGCATTCCCTGCAGACCCTGAGTCTCTTCCTCTTTGCGCTTCGCCTGATACGCCTTAGCAACAGTTTCGAATTGGGAACTACCGCGCTTGTCGGCGTTCTTCGTGATCCACTGGGCATATTCTGCTGCGGTAGCCATCACTGCTGTCCTGACGTTATTGCATCAGCCTGTTGAAACAGCAGCGCGTTGCCAGCTGGCGGGGTTTCGGCCGCACCGGCCAACCCAGACTGCTGCATCACATCTCTTATGGTCGTTTTGGGATTGTTACCGAATTCTAATTTCGTCACGTCATCCTGAGTGTATGGCACTGCCTTACGCATCTGAGACACAATCTGCCGGATATAGTCTTTTTGTGGTTCTGAAACTTTGGGACTAGAGAGATAGAGTTCAGTCCCTTTCTCGACGATCTGCCTGATTTGCGCCATCTTGCGCAGCTTTGTCAGATTCGACTGTCCCGGCTGAATGACCACTGCATCCATCATGTGAGTCAGTGAACCACTGGGCGCCAGTCCCGCCGCTTCGATCGCCGCGAGATTGCGCTGAATACCAGTGACCATCGTCTGGTAGTCCTGTACCTCTTGCGACGTCATCGCATTGACCAGACCAGACTTACTCGCGTCCAAAATACTGCCCTTTTCCGGCCTGCCCAGCCAACCTGATTGCACAGTAATCGGCAAGTTCATTATGTTCTGCACTTCCTGTGTAGCCTGCGCGGCGCCCTGCACGATACGGTCGAACTGCTGTTCGGCGCGCGAGCCCATGCCGCTGCCACTGGCGCTCTTAGGATCTTTCGGGCCGCCGGGGATCGGTTCGGCGACCGGCCGCCCTGTCTCATCAGTCGCTAACTCACCATCCGGTGTCATCTTCCAGCGGTAGTTACTCGGCGGCTTGCCGAATTGGTCGAGCTGCTTGATCTTTGCGCGTACCAAATCCCGCTGTGCAATGGCTTCCGTCGTGCGCGCGTGCGCCTCCTCGATCTTCGTCTTCATCGTCCAATACGTCGCCGGATCATCCAGCTTGAGGAGGTTTTGCGAGGTGTCGTTTGTGACCTGCAAAGCACTCGTCAACGCACGCAGATTCGCATCAGATTGACCCGCATAGGCAGTCGAGAGCACCTGATAAACTTTGTATTGCTGATCGCTGTTAGCTTTCCACCGCTCATAATTCGCGTTGTATTTCTCATATGCGCGATTGAGTGCCGCTTCATCGCCAGCGATCAGACCCGATGACATCCCGTTGAGCCCCTCCATCATAGCGAGGCCCCCGGCGCCGGATACCTTGCCGCCGATCGCCATCAGCGCGAACATCCATGGAGCGCCGGACATGATTTCGTTGATTTGAGAATGCGGCGGCGGCTCCGTGAACGGTTGCTGTGAGGCTTGAAATTCCCGCGCTAGAGAAACCTGCTGCTCACCCGATCGGCGCGTCTCGGAGACTATATCCTGCGCAGCGGCGCGTTCACGTTCTCCCTCCGTTGCGACTTCCTTCCTGTACTCAGCCATTTGCTTGTCATAGCGCGCTTCATCGCTGGGAGTGGATGGCGCGGAAGGCTTTGCAGGAGTGGCCTTAGCTTGAGGGACGGAAGGAGTGGACGGTCCCGTGACGGCGCCGGGAATGCCCTGCAGTACGTCCCCGCCCAGACTCCACAAAGGGTCCGTTGGATCCGGCTGGAAGGTGTCAGCCATATTCACATCCCGTAACCGGTGTACGAGGCGTACCCGGTCGTCTGGTCCCCGTAGGGAGCATTAGCGAAACTGGTGTTGATCTGGCTCATGACATCAGAGCTAGTTTGCGACGTCGCGGCAGTTCCAGCCGCATTGATGTCTGTCGCCATGCTCGTTTGATCGGCCGCGCTACCGCCGACATAGCTCGATGCTGGTAGCGATGCGCCAGCCCCGGCCGCTCCCGCTGCCCCGGCCGCCGCACCTGCCTTCTGCAAGGCATAAGCCTTGGCAAGGTTCGCCGAGTAATTGCTTAGGGCGCCCGCAACTTGAGAATTTGACTGTAGCGTGTCGGCCACTGCCTGCATGATTGGCGCGCCGCCGACAGCAAAGGCCGAGAACGCATTCTGGAAATTCTGGTCGACCTGCTGAATAGCGTACTGCTGACCCTGAATGATCGTCTGCTGGCCCGCCTGCGTGCCCGTCAGCCATGAGTCGTATGCCTGATTCCCGGTAGCGAAATAACTATTCAGCATTTGCTGTTTGGTCATTAGTGCTTGCTGGTCAATCTGCGCGAAATAGGTCGCTGCGGTCGTCGAATCCGCATTTGGTCCGAGCGTTTGCACCACTTGCGCCTTAGCAGCTGCGACCTGTGCATCGAGCTGCGCCTGATCCCCCGGCTTTAGGGTGCCGCTCTGGTACTGCGTGAAGTCCTGACCGGCGATTTGACCCACCTGCGTCGAGCCCTGAATCAGCGATTGTCCAGCTTGCTGAGTCGTCGTGAGATTCTGTTGTTGTAGCGGAGTCAACTGCCCCGTGAGTCCCCGATTCAAAAGGGTATTGCCCGCAGAAACGGCTGGTTGACCCAGAGAATAGAGCGGGGAAACCGCTGCCTGATTAGATTTCGTCGCCTGATTGGCGCCAAACAGACCGAGTCCGGTCAAAACCCCATACGTCCCCAGACCGGACAAGGGATCATTAGCGTTCGGCGCTCCGAAGAGATTGGACCCCAGACTGCCGGGAGAGGCGGCGGTTCCGTCTGGGGAGTCCTGCGTACTAGTCCCAGCTTGTGGCGGCTGCGGGACGGACGGGTTTTGCATCATTCCCGGTATCGCAGAAGCGCCCAAGGCTCCGGCACCCATGAGTGCAGCCGATGTCGGGTCATTCGTCTGATAGTTGGGACCGATTTTTAAAGGCTGGCCTGCTGCCATGGCGGAGTTACTCCCGACGGTAGACTGTACTCTAGCTGTGCGGCCCTGCGCACTGCCTGCGGTATTTCCCAATGACCCAAAGCCTTGCACTTGCGGAGCCTGACCGGACACCCCGGTCCATTGCCCCTGCTGACCCGACTGATATTCACCGATCATTTGAGTCAGCAGGTTCCCAATCGCTTGTTTCTCCGGCGCACCTTGAATAGTGCTGGTGTCTTTCCAACCGCCGGGGCTCATGGCATTGATCCACGGTTCTACGGCTTTTGAATAGATCGCTTGAGGTGAATCCGTGGGAGATATTTGCCCGCGCGCGAGCGCTTGATTGATCGTCTGCGTCATGCCCTGCATGAACTGGTTTTCGCCCATGCGGCCGTACTTGCCATAGAACGGGATATTCGACCCGCGCGCATCGAAGATGCCGGCGAGCATCTGGTAATTCGTCGACGGAGAGGCGCCCGTTACGCCCGCCGCGCCGTGCTGCTTGTAGGCTGCGGCGTACTGATCCCAGCCGATCGTTTCAGGATCCTGCTTGCCGGGACCAAATAGCGAGCTAGCCGCACCGACGGCGGCACCAACGCCCATGCCGATGAGCGTCCCCACGCCGGGGATAATCGAGCCTATCGCCCCGCCAGCCTGCGCTCCGAGGAGTACATCACTCCCGGTCGCACCAGACTTCCATCCCTTGGCGAAATTGTAGAGCGCCAGCGGGGCGGCTATATCCCCTGCGATCCCCCCCACTTCAGAAGGCAGCAGTCCCGTGTCTGCCCCCAGCTTGGCGGCATTCACGCCGGCTGTGAGGTCGCCCATGGCCCCACCCTGCTTTACTCCAGAGTAGATGCCGAGGACGTCCGTCGCTATTCCTGCCCCGTACCCGACTTCTTTCGGGAGTGCACCCAGTCGCGAACCGAGAGAAGCCGCCGACGCACCAGCGCGTACGTCTCCTGCAACCCCGCCTTGACGCGAGCCACCATAGATGCCCAGAACATCTGTAGCACTCCCCAGTAATGGATTCTGATTTCCGGTGTTGATGTTCATGTCAGCCCGAAATACGCATCGATGTTCTGATGATCGATCGCGTGAATTCTCAACCAATCGATGCGCTGAGATTGGTTTTCCCAGCTGACCGTCTTGAGTCCTACCGTTCCGTTGAGCACTACCGTACCGGCGATTTTTCGGAGCGTCGTATGGCGATTGGCATGGCGTAGCAGCCAATCAGAATCAATCGCCCCCGTAAGATCCAGCGGCGGGAGCGTCGTCCCGGCTTTCGATAAGATGAGGTCATATGTCCTGTGCCTCATGTGATGCCACATGATGAAATTCTCTTCCCCACGCGGATCATCGAAGTCGTAGAACAACTCCGAGTGCGCCGCCTGCGGATAGATTTGAATCGTCATGCCAACCGCTTAACCACCATATAACTACCAGCCTGCACGATCGTCGCGTTGGCACTGGTTAGATTCTGCGCCCACTGCAGGGAAAAAAGTCCTGCCGTTGATGTTTTAATGCCCCCCTTGAATATAAGAGTATTTGAGACAACACTGCCACCAACTAGAGGTTCAGAGGCTGCCGAGCCAAACGCGACTATGGATGGCGCCACAGAATTCTGTGTTACGCCTGAGAATAGAGTGTAATTCGCCGCCGCCGGATCGAGAGTGCCGCTGTACGCTAACGTAAACAGTATCCCCGGTGTTCCCCCAGTGGCCCCCGGAGTGTTGCAGGAAAGGTATACCTCATAGGTATAAATCCCTGTGGCTGTCAGGTTCACCTGCAAATCCGGATCGTTAGCCAACACCACAGTATTTGCGCGTGACGTGCTTGCCAATTTCGTTCGCACTTGATTGAAGCTACCGAGCGAATAGCCGACGAGCACCCACGCATTTGCACTGGCACTGTAAATGAGGCGGTATATCCCCCCGACAACCAACTGATTAGGTTGTAATCCTGTCCCGTCACCGTTGGTAATAGTCTTTGCGCCTAACGCATTCACCTGCAGCGTCGGAGTACCGGAGGTGATGGTGTTCGCTACCTTGATATCTAGCGTTAACCCATCCACCAAAGAGACAGTCAGCGGCGCACTGATCGTCACCTGCAGAGCGTTGACGACACCGGTATCGATGACATACAGGCTATAGGTGCCGATATCATCGATCGCATTCCATACGTTCGTGAAATTGCTATCGAGGTTCGCCAACGACCACGGTGGCGCCAGCCCAGCAAAAGCGTTCTGTGAAGGTAGCGGTTTGCTCATAGCCAACGGTCCCGTATCTTGTAATCGAGTGCCAAAAGATGCGTCTCAGCGTGAAAACCGGTGAACGTAAGTGTCAGGCCGACATGTCTCCCAAAACCACCCTGAGCGTCTGTCACCAGCAGGAACAGGCCGGGAGCTACCCAGCCGCCCGTCTGCAGTGCGTTGTTGATCCAGAGGCCCTGCACACCGAATTGGTTGATCCAGTTTCCAGTTGCCAGATTCTGATTTAACGTCAGCGGTATACTGGTAAATTCAGTATCTAAAGACAGTGCAACATTAGTACCGGTGTTGAATGCGTAGAATTCCACGCCGGCCGTGATCGCTTCTTTGCGCGCCAGTTCATCTTCCATCGGCCACAGCTTCGTAGTAGCCGAGGACGCCGGGAGATTGTTCTCGTCGACAAAGAACTGGTACAGCTTATTTCCTATGAAGCCAAATAGCGCCGGCTCATTGGCTACCATTCCAGTCACGATGAACGTCACCGCTCCGAAATTGCAGAACCACCAAATGTCGGTGTTCTCAGTGACACCGGTCTGAGGCGCAGTGTCTGACTGCTGGAACCACAGGGCGATTATGTTGCGGTTCCCAAATGTCGGATCGCCGGTCTGCTTAAGCAGAAACGCGCCACACAGAATGCTTTCAACGACTACCTGCCCGCCGGATATCTGCTGCGTGAAGTCAACGTACTGCCACGTCCCATCGATGTCGCCCGACACCTTGGGCGCCGACACGCCGAATAGCGTATGGCCGCCGTATTTGCTGGCGAACATCAGATAGCGGTCGTAAGCGAAAATCGACGCCGGCTGGTCCGTGCCTATCAGTGCTTGGATGTTCTGATTGGAGAACAGTGGTGTCGGAGGAGATGCGCCACTCGGCACGTACACGTCCGATATCGCATTGATCGACGACTGCGCAATCAGGTAGAGATAGCCGTTCTGGGCCTTCAGCCGCGAAACCGTTGACCGGATTTGTGGGTCCACAAGCGTGACGACTTGCGCCCCGTTGGCAGCCGTAAAGTTGGCCGCGACGTAGCCGATCCCGCCGCCGTTCCCTGTGACGTAGAGCTGCCGGTTGTTGACGATCCAGACATATTGCGCATAGACCGCAATAGACTGTCCGGCAGTAGGGACTCCGGCACCGGTGATTTTGGTAAATGTCGCTCCGTCATAAGAGTAATACCCCGTTGAATCAATGAAGAGAATCGCTGTGTTCTGCCACTGGTCGCACTGCGAGCCGGCACCAGAAAGCAAATTGCCGACATTTACCTGTGCCGATGTGTGCGCGTTGATGTTGTAGAAGAAAACCTTGCCGTTGCTGGCGAAGTTCACCAGATATTCGACCCCGTTGAGGTTGACTCCCTGCGACCAATAAATTGTGTCCGTAGTGTAGTCAACTAGCGCCGAGGACAGGTTGTGCACGACATGCAGGTTCTGATTCCCGATCGGAATCATGTTCACTAAGTCGTAGAAATAATCATCGGGAATCGCGGTGCGCGACGCGCGCGTGTACACGCCCTTAAATGCGCTGAATGTCTTGTTGAGAAGAGGGGCCGGATCCCCTTGGGCGCCAGCATTCGGTTGCGGTATCTGGCCCATTACGGCAACTTCGAATAGGGATTCTTGATGATGCGGCTGGCCCACGCGAGCGCACAGCGCTTCAGTATCTCCTGATAGAGGTCAAGGAAATACTTGGCCTCACCCTGCGCCTGCGGTTTTAACTTAGCTTTGTAAGCCGCGTAATACTGCACCGGCTCCGTAAAGGGCACCGGGATAGGTTCAGGATCGGCGTCGGTCACAAGCGCGACCGGGATAACCGCGACGTCCCAGTCGCAGGGGTAATTCTGGTTCGGCACGGGGCCAACACAGATTTGCGTGGCGCCGATGCGCGTGAAAGCTATCGGCCAATCCTGAAAGTTCACCCAGCCACGGATGAACGCATCGAATTGCGTGTACGGCAGATACTGCAGCTTCAGTCGCTCGTTGTTCACGATGACCGAAATCCCCATGACGTCGACGAGGTTCGCGCCAAATGGCGCAGGCAGGAACGTCTGTGGGGTGTAGAATTCCACGCCCTGCGAGAACAGCATCGCAGGATACGTGCTCGACAGCAGCACCTGACGCAACGCTTTCGAGTCCTGACAGACCCGATTGCGCGCTTCGTTGATGTAGCCGGTTACTTCAGCGGCAGACCAGAGGAGCCCGTTGGGATCGTGCAGCAGGTTGTTCTGCACTTGGGACAGGTAGGTGCTGAGCGCTCCCACATTTCACTGCCCTAGTGGTTCCCGTCTTTGATCTTGCGCGAGGGTTGATCGGGAGCCGCAGCCGTCACGGCTCCCGTCTTCCCACCACCTATAGGCGAGGGCACCCGCGCATCTGGTGATTCTGTCGACTCCGGCAGTTCCATCTGTGGAAGGCCGGAATTCTCTTCCGGTTTCCGCAAGCGTAACAAATGCGGGAACGGCGGCACTTCTTCGAAACGTACCTGCGTCCGCAGCGTATCGAGTCCCGCCTTGGTGTCGCCGCTAGATGCTACCCAGCCGAGACGCAGCAGCGCCGGCATCTTGTCCTGAATTTTCGGGTCGTCCGATCGCTCCGGCAAGCCGAAGCCAAAGACGTGACGAGCGACGTCCATGTGGACATCATTGGGGACGTTGTGACGGAAAATGTAATTCTCCCCGTCATAGCGGCCTTCGATGTCCACTCCGGTCGTCTGCGTGACCCGAATGAAGTTCTCGACGTGTAATTCCAGCTTCGCCATGTGCCCTTACCTCGTCATCAATTGATGACGTTGAACGTCGATGTCGCTGTCGTGCCGTTCGCCCAGACGGCGCCACCGGGAGGAGCTATCCACAGCTGACCGTTCGTAGACGCCGACACCTGATCACGCCACGTCGGCGCGGTTCCCGGTGTCCCCGATGCCGGCGTTGACTGTGGGTCAAGGATAAAAGCGTTGTTGTCGGTGTTTACGCGCACGGCACAGTTCGCTCCGCAGCGCGCGTTGACCATGGCTCCCGTCAGCTGCGGCGGCGGGAACGGCGTCACCACGGTGGAAATAGTCTGCGTGGGGCCACCCGCGAAGGATGAGCCGAAACTGGCAAGGAAGTTGGGGTAGAAGATCGGGATGACCGTCGCCGACGTCACGGTCGCTGCCGTGATCGTGCAGTAGAACGTGAAGGTCGTCGTCGAAGGAATCGATAGGATGCGGAAAACATTTCCCACCAGCACCCCGGTTCCGGTAATGGCAGACGTCGAGCCACCGAAAGTGATGAAGTAATTCGGCATGACCCCTGCCGCCGGAGTGAGCGTCAATCCATGCGCAGCGTTCGATGTGAACGTAGCGATATTGTTCGACGCCGCATAAGTCGCGCCTACGCCGGCCGGAATTACGAACTGCGTGACAGTCAGTTCCGGTTCTAGGTCTGACCCCTGATAGGGCAGTTTAAGGTCTGACATTCGTGCACTCCATCAAATGGTCGCAAAGGTGAACTGCGTTCCCACGCTGCCCACAGTTCCGACGCGGCCGGTTGTTCGCGGCTTGGCGCACACCAGTTCAAGCAGTGTGACGACGCCTCCGATGTAGCCGATCTGATACACCGGCAACAGAGATTCAAAGCCGGTGAATGAGAAATTCGCCATGCTGTGGAAATACAGTGCCGTGTAGCTGGAATGCCAGATGTACATGATCCCTTCTGGGCAGTACGGATCGGCATAGATCGGCACTCCGCCGATGTCCAGCGCGCGGAACAGCGAGCGTGGCCGATCAGCATCCGTGTCGAATCCAGTTCCCGGCAGGATCTGGTAGGACTCCAATCCCTGATAGTCCTGCTGAACCAGCTTGAGCCACGTTCCGAGCCCCAGCACCGCCATGGTGGGCATTTCGGACCCGTATTTGTTCACGCCGACAAGGTATTGCAGGATCAGCGAGCGCGTCGGCGCCACGCCGCCTGCGTTGTACACCTTGGCTTGCCAGAACGTGCTCGTCGACCGGCTGATATTCCCGTAGGTCGCAGCATTCGTCCCGTCATCGAATGCCGCATTCAGGCCAATCAGCTGCTGGGCATTGCTGACGTTAACGAACAGTGCATTCGATAGCACGTCGACCGTGCTGTTCGTCGCGTCATTGAATACTGCTTCGATGCGCGGAATGATGGCGTGATCCGCCTGCACAGCACCCTCAAATCCATAGAACGGGATCGGAGTGACCATGCCCTTGAGGTTGAATTCGGCCGGCTGGATGCCCTGAATGTTCGCCGGCTGGGAGAATGACCCGTCGAATCCCACCCACTGCGGGACTGTCAGGGCCTGACCCTGCACGGGCACAGTGACGGATGAAATGCCGCCCGAGGCGACTTTCGCGTGTTGCATCAGGGCCGCGAATGTCGGGCTCGCGTTGTAGATTTGCACGTACATCGTCGGCACGAATGCACGGCGGGTAATGGCGGAGTATTCGGTGAAACTCGCACCAGTTGGCATTATCCCCGATGAGAATGGCATAGACGGGCACTCCTCACGTCAGACCGTGTAGCCGGCCTCGTGCTGGTGCCCTTTGTAGTTGTCGGCCTGACTACGCCCGCTTGCGCTGCGCAATCAGTTCATTCAGAACCTTGTAACCTTCCGCTTCCCGCCACTTGACGGGATCGTTCCACATCTCTTTGAGATTGGGAATCTTGAACGGCGCAAACTGTTCTGGTGTCGGCTCAGCCAGATGCTGCCTCTGCTGTACTAGTTCGATGATGATGCCGTAACCCTCATCCGTCGGCGGGATACCGTGTTTTTCCATCAGTTCATTGACCATCTTCACATCAAGGCCCGCTTCCTCGATGCGTTTGTGCTGACGAGCGAGGTTCTCGCGCGCATCACGTTCCAATAGACGTTTTTCGAGTTCGGCTACTCTTGAATTGGCGTTCTCTTGGGCTTTGCGAGCCTCTTCCTTGGCGGCGATATCGGGAAACGTCAGCGTGCTGTCTTTCTTCTGCAGCAGCTTCGCCGTCGCCTCGCGCGTATCAGGATCAACAAGCAGTTGCCGGGTCAACCGGCCGATGTTGAGTTCAGCCCGTTGCTCTTGAGAAAGGTTCTCAAGGCTCGCGTCGTTCGCCACGTTACTTCACCGGCACCGCGCGTTCAGTCGAGCCCGGTTTACCGAGCGTCGCTGTCGATGAGAAAAACCCCCGCGCATTCCCCGATGTCAGGCCACCGAATTCAGCGTAGCGACGCGGATTCATAATGTTTCCGTGCGCTCGCTCGTTGGTAAGCGGATCGCGTATTGAAAGCCCATCTGCTGGCATGAAAAGACGTTTTTGAGCAGGCATTGTTATCTCCTACTGAGGTCTACCCGGCGGGGCCGGGGCACCACCACCTCCCGGCGAAGGAGTTTGTGGGGCACCGGGACCGGCGGCTCCCGGTCCCGCGAGCGTCGCCAGCATACGCTTAAGTTCTGCCGGCGAGAACTCTTCCGAAACATCCTCATGGTCCCCGAAATGCTTAATCAGGCTAGCCATGGTTTTCAATACGTAGTCGCCATCTTCGCTGGGCCCGAATTTCCCGCACGCGCGCATCAGAAGTTTGGTCGCGTGATAGACATCCAGCTTTGCAGCTTCCGTTTCGCCCTGCGGGGACTGTGGGGTCATCATTCCGGCGGCGGCGGGGGCGTTGCCGACATCTTGCGGTGTCGGTGTCTGTGCGCCCGCTGGCCTTGGATCTTGCGGCATGGTTGGCGCGAAATCTGAACCTAATCAAGGATCCCTGTCAAGAAAAAGGGGGCGCCGGAGAACGCCCCCTCATTCCAGCTAGCGGTGCTTTCGACCGCGACGACCACGACGTGCCATGTGCGTCTCCTCTCTATCAACGTGCCCTTATGCCGTCGCTATTGCGGGGGCATCTCCCCGCCGCGTTGTGGCGCACCTTGAGGAGGAGCGCCTTGACCATTGGCCGGCTGTCGGCCCTTAGTCGCTTTGAGCATCTCAATTTGATGCTCCTGTTGCGCGGCTTTGGCCTTGGCCGGCTCAATGTCTTCCTTCAACCGTTTCTTTAGCAAGTCCCGCTGCGGGATGTCAAGTAGTTCAAGTGCCGATTCAGGATTGATGACCTGCCGGTCAAGCAGCGCGAACACGCGCGCCTCGTGATTCTCGATGAAGATCGGCGAATTCGAATGCCCGTCGACCTTCGCCTCAAAGTCTTCCGGAAACTGATGGGGGAAGAACCTCACTCCATCAGCCTTGTCCTCCCGGTACTGGCGTTTGTCGTATTTGCGCAGCAGCTTAACGATCAACGTCGCCACCTCATCCAGCGAATCTTCGACGACAAGAGCGCGGTCCTTCGCGCGAGTCGAGCCCATCTGAGAGAGTAGCTGTGCGTGACCTTCACTCCTTACGCCGGGAGCGCCGCGCCCCTGATTTACCGCAGGCAGACCCGACATTTCGTTGAACATGTCGTCGATCGCTGAGACGTCCTTCCAGATGTCCGTCGGAATGGTAGGTTGCTCGACTTTGATCGCGGACGTCGCACCGTCGAGAGCCAGAATCCCGCTGGGGGTGTCGAGTGCCAGTTGCATCTCGTCAGGAATGCCACCCATAACACCTGTAACCCCGGTCGGTGGATGAGCCTGTTTGCGTAACAGATGGCGAATATCCTCGATGCGTTCATTGCGCATGTCCTGCAGCGGTATCAGTTTCTCCGTTTCTGAGTGTGCCCAGAAATAGTCATAGGCCGGATTCAGGCTGAACGGCACATATGGCAGGGTATTGGCGACGTATATCCTCTCGATAGGCCGGTCCCAGACTATTTCTGACGGTTGCATGATCGTGACGACGCGATAATCGGATATCGAATCGTCATAGACATACAGCTCCTGCATCTCCACCAAGTCCTCACTCGTGATTGGCTTGTACATGGACTGCAGCGGCGTCGCCCACAGTGAGGCATTGCCGGTTATCGAGCCGCCAGTGATGTTCGTCACGATGAGTCGGTCGATCGGACCCGCATTGGTGCCGATGTCTTCCTGATGACCGGCCTGTGCTGCTGCCACGATCGCCGCCGCCCGGGGATGGCAGCCAGCCATCAATTCATTTTCCAGCTGCGACTTAGTGAGGTAGTACGTCTCGCAGAACGCTTCCTGCGCGTAGAGCCCTACCTTATCTTCGCGCAGTACGCCGACGTTATTCGGCTCGACCAGATGCGACTGCACGCATCCGTCGTCGTCCATTTCGCCGTTCGCTTGTTTGCGCCTCCATGCCTTCCACCGCAGCTTGAGAAACATCATCCCGTAGCAGCCGGCCCAGCGCAGAGCGTTGCGCACGTGCTGGTCGATCGTGTTGTCATGCCACTGCTGGTGAAGCTCATCCTGCATGGGCACGATCTTGTTCGTCTCATCGAAATTAACCGACGGGCCGAATCTCAGAGTAAAGCGCGTCGTTTCCGGCGAGAACATGAACGACGTCAGCTGGTCTATGTGCGGGTAAATCTTGTTGTATCTGGGCCCGTTCGAAAGCCCGTATTCCATCGTGCCAAAGAGGTAATAGGCACGCATCGTCTTGTAGAACTGCCGGCGCGATTCACGGCTGGCGTAGCACTTGACGATCAAGTCCTGATAGAACTGGAAGCGTTCCATAGGACTCGTGGGAATTTTCATTTCGGCTTCACCATCCGCGTATTGTTTCGGAGAGCAGCCGACGCGCCGTCGCGGATCTGAGAGACGGGCACCCCGCCGTCAACCACCTTGGCGGCTGACGGATTGAATACCGGCGCCGACTCCCCGCGCGCGGCCCAGCCCGGTTTAGGCGAAAACAGAGAGGGATTCCAGTACGCCTTGCTGTCCGGCCGGCCGACGATCTTGGTCCCGCCGGATTCGGTGCGCGTCGCGGACATGACCGACTGCCCGTCACGGTTACTCATGTCCGTCATGCCGTAGTCGGCCGCTAGCTGGCGCGCCATGCCATCGAGCACGCGCGTCCCTCCCGAGCGGATGCCGGGAGGGGTGCGGAACTCCTGCACTACGAATTTCGGACTGCAGCCGGCGGGGCAATGGGGATGGTCGTCGGTCGCTTCGAATGCTAGGTCATGAGCCCAGCAGCGCCATTCCCGTAATACGCCCATCCCCCTAAATTACCCTCAAGTCATCGCTACCGCCACATTCGTCGGAGGATTGGGCGCGGCGAGGGCCACCGTGACCGTCAGGGATACCACCGCGCTATCGGCGCTCGTGGCCGGCGGGGTTTGCGTATCGACCGCATTCAGCTTGAAGAGATACGTCCCTGAAGCTGTCAGCGGCTGGTCGAACATCTGTTGACCGGGAGCCGCGTGACCGACATCGCTGTAAGTGTTGCCGTTGTCGGTCGACATCTGAACTTCGATAAACGCCAGTTCGCCCGGTTTCAGTGCTGACCCGTCTGTCCGCTGTGTCGGATCGACCCACGTGAGATGTGCAGTTGCCATGCGTATCACTCCCCTGAAGCGTGTTGGTGGCAGAGGAGGCTTTCTACGCTTCCTCTTGCCGTGAATAGTGATGGAGATTTCCTCCAATTCCCATTCTGATTCTAAATCACTCATAAGACAAACTCATGTTAGCGTTTCAAATTATATGCCTTGACGCCGGTATCCACTCGCGGCTTCTCTATATACCCTATCGCTTGCAAGTAGTTGCGCACGTTCCGGCCGAGAGGAGTCGCCGGAGGCGCCGTCAGTTTCGGGCGCTGCTCCGGCGGGACGTACACCACGTTCTGCTGAATCAGGCGCATGCGCAACTGATCGTTCCACGCCTTCACCGCCAGCGCTAATGACACGACGCGATCGTCGTGCGCGCCTTCCGGCGCTTCGATCGATCCGCCGTCGCGCACTACCGCCTTCATCTCATCCAGTAGGTATTTTGAGTGCGGGACGAAAATCCCACGTTCGAATACATCTTTCAGCGTACTCATATAGATGTCTTTGGTGCGCTGAGTGGTGAGGGTGTGAATGCCCATCGGCCGGCGATACAGGCTATCGATACGCACATCTAAAAACTGCTGCATCTTCCCAACCACGTCGCGCATCGTCTTCGCTTGCCCTTGAATAAGCGCTTTGCCAGCCATGCGTCGAAGATTGTCGATCTCTTGAATAACCGCTCCGCCGGGTCCGTTGACTTCAAGGTTGTAGACACAGGGTTGATAGCATCCGGCGAGGTAGACGACGACCCACGCGAACGTGTAAGGAGCGATGTCGACCGCGCAGAACTCGGCGACCTGCTCGATCCGGTTAGCGTAACAACGAAGAACGTTGATGCAGAACCGATCCGATGTATCGCTACTTCCATACGCGGGGTCGCCACCGAGTGCATAAAAACCTGCCTTGTCGGGCTCCTCCCAGACTCTCAGTGTCGCCAGCCGCTCCGGTACATCCTGCAGCGAAGTATCAGTAAACTCAGCGCCGATGAGAACTCTAAATGCCTGAGGCGTGGGGTCACGAAGCACACGTTTGTAATTCTCAGTGATGGCGGCGCCTGTGAAGAATCTACTTCCAGTAGCCACAAAGGCTTCGTCTGGGAAGGTGGGGTATTCCGAAAGCAGAGCCATCTCATCGGTGACTTTTTCGGCTCGCATCCACCGGTACCACGCCATCTGCTCATCATCGAGGTCAAAAGCGTACTCACGTTGAAGTCTCCGGACGGTCGCAATCTCTGACGCCGTCGGCTTTCCCTTCTCCCCCCAATACGTGCGCCAGATTTTCTTTCCCCGTGGCGCACGGTAGAACTCATTCGCCCACCAGCCAATGAATATCGCTCTTATCGTTACAGACGCTAGCGCCTCCTCCCACATGTCGTGATAGTGGTTGAAACCATTGGCGGTCGACTCCCAGTGGAACAGCCGCAACGGGTTATGCTCTGCCATTGAGGCTTTCAGTGAGTGAATCTGCTGGGGATCGCCCCAGAACGCCACCTCCGTCATGTGCCCGAATGACACGGCGGCCGAGCGGCCGAGTGTCCTCGTGCTCGTCTGCTTGAGGCCCGCCACCTTGTACTGCAGCATCGAGCGGTTTTCCAGCACCAGCTGGTTGCGGTTGTGCTGCACGATGGGCTGCTTCCAGACATCGGGCAAGCCTTCGTAGTACAGCTCAAAGATCGCACGGAACTGCTCGCGCGCCGGTTCGTCGTGCGTGACCAGCGTCCCCGGCGTCCCGCCGTAGCGGAACAGCCAGTACATATCCAGCGCAAGCGAGAACGTGCTGCTGCCGATCTGCCGCGACTTCAGCGTCACGAACTCGTGACAGCCTTCCTCCATCCCGCGCACGATCTCATCGCGCAAGCGCTTCTGCGTGCCCAAGAGATTCGGACCCAGCGCGATCGTGCCACGCTCTTTCGTCTGGATCCGCAGTGCGTCGAGAAATTCCTGAAAGTGTTGGAAGTCGATCATGTTAGATGTTAGGTGTTGGAAGTTAGGAGTTGTATGTTAGCAACCACTGTGGTATAATACACACGTCGAGTAGTTCTTTAACAACCGGAGACACGACCGTGAAACGACCCAAACTGTCGAAAGAAGAACAGGCACGCCTTGAGAAATTGTCTGCCAAACTTCGCGCCAACGAAGCAGCAGTCAAGCGCACCAAGTCAAGACTTACCCGCGCTTTCAATTCATGGCAACGCGCGGAATTGCAATTGGCTCGCACCGTTAAGGCTATCGAACGGCCACCACAGCCTCAGGATACCTCAGGAGGCACCCCGTTCGATGACCAGTCTAAGCTGGCTCACCTCTGAGCTACCGGGGCCCATGGACGGGCCCCTCTCTTTACCGTCTCCGGCGCGTCACCCACACCAGTCCACCGATCCCCAACGCCAGCAGACCGAGCGTCCCCGGCTCCGGCACTCCCTTCGTGCACGGATCATCGGCATCGCAGTCGCCCACTCCGTGCTCGTGCGCCGGCCACTTGTCGTGGCGCTCGTACACGCTCGCTCCTACCGGCAGCGCCAGCAGGCCCATCAGTAACCACGTGCCCTTGCTCATGTCGACTCCTACGGTAGCAGGAACGGTGCCGCCGAATGTAGCACGGCCGGACTCATGCGCGTATGGGCGTAGACCGCGAGCCCGTTCGTCGTCAGATTGGACAGCCCGCTGAAGGTGCCCTGTGGATTGGTCATGCCACCAGAGCCACTGGCAAACGGGGTGTCGAACGCCCAATACCCGTAACCGACGCCGTAAGCCTCACACGATTGAATCACGTCCGTATGCGCGAGACTCGATGGTGTCGTGGCGCCCGTCGGGTTATAGCACCAGAATTCTTCGATGAAGAAACACAGCCCCGTCGCCTGCATGTTCGCGCAGGTAATGACCGGATTCGACCAGTCGAATACCGTCGCTGAATTAGCGGTGTAATTCCCCGCCGTCAGGCCCGTGCTGTTGAATGGGATCGTGACCGTCCAGTTCCCCGTGCCGCCGGTGAAATTCGAACTGATGACCGTGTACGTCCCGTTCATCGCCGCCCAGCCGGTGCCGGCAGCTCCCGACACCACTACCGCTACCTCTGGGAAAAACCCGGTCGCTACATTCGGATTCCGGAACGGATGCGTCGTGTTGTTACTGCTGATGTGCAGCGTCGTCGTGGCACCCGTACCAACGCTCGATACCGGCGCCTGAAACGGCGTGCCGTAGTTGTAGGCGTGCCACGTGAATATGCAGTTCGCCTGCGGGTCACTGGCACTCAGCCCCGGAGCGCCGGCTATCACTCCACCGATGTCATCCCCGAATGCCGTGGCGTCGATCACGATCGGACACAGCCAGCCGGCCGCTCGCAACGCACCGATCGCTCCACCTCCCAGCTTCCCGCCAGCTCCGCTCGATGTCCCCACCGACGCCGACGCCGTCACCGTCCACGCACCACTCGACCCGCCGGTACCTGAAATCAGCATCATCTGGT